TGTTCGTAAAGATTCTTCAGGAGACGAAGAGCTAGATAGCTACAGTGAATCTGTTCAGCGTCGAATCAATCAACTAACGGCAAAACGTAAGCAGGCAGCAGAGGAAGCTCAAGCTGCTGTTCAGTATGCCCAGCAAGTGCAAGCTGAAAATCAGCAAATGCGGCAGCGTTTGCAGCAATTAAACGGTGCATACAACAATGAAGCGGAAAGCCGTCTAAACGCTCAAGAATATCAAGCCACTCGCGCTTTGCAGGAAGCAAATGAAGCTGGCGATTATGAAAAAGTTGCAAAGGCACAGCAGGCACTAGCAAAAATTGCTATGGCAAAAGAAAAAGTTAGTGAGCAAAAAGCAAGAATTGCGCGTCAAAATCAAGAGCAGGAAGCTCAACAAACGCAGCAAGCTCAAGCCCCGCAACAACAATATGTTCAACCACCACAACAGCAGCCACAGCGTGATCCCAAGCTGGAAAGGTGGATGGAAAAGAATCAATGGTTTGGGTCAGATAGAATCATGACCCGCGCTGCTCAAGCAATTCATGAGCAACTCGTATTAGAGGAAGATTACGATCCTACAAGCGACGATTACTACAAAGAAATCGACTCTCGTATGCGTAGGGAAATGCCTCATAAGTTTAAGGATAAACGGTCCAACGCCCAGACCGTTGCTCCTGCGTCTGGTAACGGACGGTCTGTAAAGTCAGGGCGGAAAAAGTCGGTGGAACTTACACCCGGTCAAGTGGCGTTTGCCAAAAAAATGCGCATCCCTCTGGAAAGATATGCGAAAGAAGTCGCTCGTTTAGAGCAAAACAGGAGAGATTGATATGGCTGACAGGACATCACGCGAAGTACAATCGCGGGAGCGCACAGAGCGCAAAATGGAATGGCGTCCCGGTACAGCCTTAGACGCTCCTGAACCTCCCATTGGATATGTTCATCGTTGGATTCGTGAATCTGTGATGGAGTTCGATGATAAAACTAACGTTTTTAAGAAACGGCAAGAAGGCTGGGACCTCGTTCGCGCAGAGGATTACCCAGATTGGATTGGACCTGTAGTAGACGAGGGTCGTAACGCTGGTGTCATTGGCAACGGCGGTCTTGTTCTCGCACGAATGCCCGTCGAAATGGTTGAGCAGCGGAAGAATCACTATAAAGGTGTGACTAAAAATCAAATGGACGCAGTGGACAATGACTGGATGCAAGAAAACAATCCAGCCATGCCGAAACTTGCTCCGCAACGTAAATCTTCTGTCTCGTTCGGCTCTAGTCGAAAAGGCGGATAAATTGAAGGATAAAGAAAATGGCTAATCAAGATGCCTCTTTTGGCCTTCGTCCAGTTCGTACAAGCATTAGCTCACAACAGCAAAACCGTTATCGGATTGCTTCAGGCTATGCTACCGCTATTTTCCAAGGCGACCTTGTTGCTATGGTAACTGGTGGTGGTATTGAGCGTGTTGCCGCAGGAGGATCAGGTTTGATCCTTGGTGTGTTCAACGGTTGCTTCTATACCGATCCAACAACTGGCAAGCCAACTTTTTCAAACAGCTACCCCGGTAGCGTTTCAGCATCTGACATCATAGCAAACGTTATTGATGATCCGGGTGCAACATTCGAAGTACAAGCAAACGCTGCATTCCCTGTAGCTGACCTAGCAGGTAACTTCGACATCGTAGACCAATCACCAGTTGGCGATACCACATCAGGTATCTCTCGCTTGGAATTGGCTGTATCAACTGGCGCGACAACAGCAACATTGCCGTTGAAAGCCATTGATATTTCTCAAGACCCTGAGAACAGCGATGTATCAGCCGCGAACACAAACGTGATCGTAAAAATCAACAACCACCTGTTCAGCGGTGGAACCGCTGGCTTGGCATAAGGAGATTGAGTTATGGCTATTTCACGCTCCCAACTCGTCAAAGAACTTGAGCCGGGCCTGAACGCTCTATTCGGTATGGAATATGACCGCTATGAGAATCAGCATGCAGAAATCTTCGATACGGAAACATCAGACCGTGCATTCGAAGAGGAGGTCATGCTGGTCGGATTTGGGAATGCTCCCACAAAATCCGAAGGTTCTGGCGTTGAGTTCGACAATGCAAATGAAGCATACACTGCTCGTTATACACACGAAACAGTGGCACTTGCATTCGCATTGACTGAAGAAGCAATCGAAGACAACCTGTATGATCGTCTTGGTGCGCGTTATACGAAGGCGCTTGCGCGTTCTATGGCTCACACTAAGCAGGTCAAAGCGGCTGCTGTTCTTAACAATGCGTTTGACAGCAACTTTGCAGGTGGCGATGGTAAAGAGCTTTGTGCGACTGATCACCCTCTCGCGGGTGGTGGTACATTCCGCAACGAGCCGTCAACAGCAGCAGACTTGAACGAAACTTCGCTTGAGAACGCTTTGATTGACATCTCTACCTTCGTTGATGAACGCAACATGATCATTGCTCTACGTGGCACCAAGTTGATCATTCCACCACAACTGCAATTCGTTGCAGACCGCTTGTTGGAATCGACTCTTCGTGTTGGCACAGCAGACAATGATGTGAACGCGATTCGTAACATGGGTATGCTTCCAGAGGGTTACACTGTTAACCACTTCTTGACAGACCCAGATGCGTTCTTCATCAAAACTGATGCGCCTAACGGATTTAAGCACTTTGAGCGTTCTGCAATGAGAACGAACATGGAAGCTGATTTCGACACAGGCAACATGCGCTTTAAGGCTCGTGAACGCTATAGCTTCGGCTTTAGTGATCCACGCGCAGTATTCGGTTCCCCCGGAGCCTAAAGTGTGTTACAGTAAGGAGGACTGATGGTTTTTCATTAGTTCTCCTCCCTGTTTAACTTGGGGCAGCTTCGGTTGCCCCTTTCTTTTTGTCTTAATTATGTTATTCTGATTTTATCCCTGACAGTCGCATGGTGCGGCTGACACTAGCCACGACAGGAGATACACATGGCTAACACAACTTTTAGCGGTCCAGTACGCTCAAAAGGCGGATTCAAGGAAATTGATGAAAACGCTACAACTGGTGCAATCACAGAGAACATTTCTATCACACACGATGGAACAAACAGCGTTGTGATTATCAAAGACCTACCAACTTCTGATCCATCTGTTGCAGGACAATTGTACAGCAACTCAGGTGTCTTGACTGTCTCCGCAGGATAAGGAGATAGATCATGGCTGACGCAGTAACGTCCCAAACACTTATCGACGGTGACAAAAAAGCTGTTATGAAGTTCACCAATATCTCTGACGGTACTGGTGAATCAGCAGTTGTTAAAGTTGATGTAAGTGCGTTAGCCGCCGATTCTCAAGGCCGCACATGTACTGGTGTGGCTATTGAGCGTATTTGGTGGCAGTGTATTGGTATGAAAGTGCAAATCTTATGGGATGCAACTTCTGACCAATTTTGTATTGAGCTAGGTGAAAATCAAAGCGGCAATCATGATTATACTGTTTTTGGCGGTCTGACGAATAACGCAGGTGCTGGAAAAACAGGTGATGTTGCTTTTACCACTATAGGTCACACAAGCGCGGATACTTATACAATTATTCTCTATATGAGAAAAGAGTATGGCTAACTTTCGTTCCATAACGCAAGTTGGAACATCTGAGCCATTTGAGCTACAGGTGGCCCGTGGTCAAATCACGGGTCATAAAACGACATTTAAGTTTGGTTACAACAACGATGTCGGAGACTCAAAAGAAACCATCTGGGAACAAGGTGGTTTGTATTCCTACCCCCCATCAGCCACGGTGATGACTATATCAAGCAGTTCGGCTAACGACACTGCCGCAGGTACTGGTGCAAGAACGGTTGAAGTTTTTGGCCTAGATGGTGACTACAACGAAATAAACGAAGTTGTCACGTTGAATGGGCAAACTGCTGTTAACACCACAAAATCTTACCTACGGATAAATCGCGGCATTGTTCGTAGTGCGGGTAGTGGTGGCGCAAATGCTGGTATAATCTACGCTGGCACAGGAACAGTGACCACTGGAGTTCCTGCTAACATTTATCTTCTTATTAATGGCGATGGTGATAATCAAACATTAATGGGTCTTTGGACAGTTCCCGCAGGATATACAGCCTTTCTTACAAAGATGGCTTTGTCCACAGGTACATCAACTCAGACACCTGCTATTCTGAATGCGAGTCTTGTTGCTAGGCCATACGGAGAAGTCTTCCAGATAAAAGAAAGATTTACTCTTACAGATGGCGCACACGAGCAATTTTACACTTTTCCATTAAGGTTCACAGAAAAAACAGACTTGGAGATGAGGGCGTTTTCTTCCTCTGGATCTGTTAACTTTGATGTTTCTGCGTCAATGGAGTTTGTCTATATAGAAAACGAGGATTGGACAAATGGCTCGTAAAAAAGAAAATCCAATACGCAAAACCACTGGTAAAGGCGGTAATTATCGCAAAACTAAAGCTGGTGCAGGAATGACCAAAAAGGGTGTTGCCGCGTATCGTAAAGCAAATCCCGGCTCTAAACTTAAAACCGCAGTTACAGGAAAAGTTAAGCCCGGTAGTAAAGACGCTAAACGGCGCAAGTCATTCTGTGCGCGTTCTGCGGGCCAAATGAAAAAGTTCCCAAAGGCGGCAAAAGATCCTAATTCAAGGTTGCGCCAAGCTCGTAAGCGTTGGAAATGCTAATGGCTGATAAAACTGTTCACGATTTGGAGTTGGAGCTAGTGAAGTTTCAGACACAACAAGATCATTTAGTGGAAAGCGTTGATAAGCTGAAAGATGACATGAAAGAAGTCAAGATCACTTTGTTTCAAGCAAAGTGGATGATTATTGGCGCTCTGCTTGTAGCTGGTTTAATGAACAGTGACACGCTTATGGAATCTATAATAGGGCTTGCTAAGTAATGGCGATAGGTCGTTCGCAAATGGCGCAGCAAGTGATGAAACCGCCTATGAAGAGGAAGAAAAATGCCAAAAGACGCATGTTATCGAAAGGTAAAAGCAAGGTACAAAGTTTTCCCAAGCGCATACGCAAGCGGAGCAATAGCAAAGTGTCGAAAAGTGGGCGCTAGTAATTGGGGAAATAGTAAGAAAAAGCCTGTAAAAAAGGCTATGGGTGGTGTTATTGAGCCATCAAACGAGTATCGAAAACGTCCAGTTCGCCGCATGATTGGAGGCGGTGAAGTTATTGCAAACGGTTGTGGCAAAGTTATGTCTAATCGCCGCAAAGTAACGAAGAAAAGCTAATGGCTGTACGGAAGACAAAAAAGGGTGCTGCACTTAAACGCTGGTTCAAGGAAGACTGGAAGGATGTTCGCACGGGCAAGGCGTGTGGGCGTCAAAAGGGTGAAAAGCGCGGAACTCCATATTGCAGGCCAACTAAGCGTGTAAGCTCAAAAACGCCAAAAACAGCTTCAGAGATGACATCAAGCGAAAAGCGTAGTAGAATATCTCAAAAGAAACGTCTTGGTCAGCCTGCTGGTAAACCGAAGCGCGTTAAATCGCTTAAAAGGAATAAAAAATGACCGTATCAGGCTCAACAGACTTTGAATTAGATGTAGCAGACTACATCGAAGAGGCTTTTGAGCGTTGTGGTTTAGAGGTCCGCACTGGTTATGATCTGAAAACCGCAAAAAGATCCATGAATTTAATGTTTGCTGATTGGGCAAATCGGGGTTTAAATCAATGGACGATTGAGCAAAGATCTTTCACGGTTACATCCAATGATGGCGATTATGATCTTGGCACTGATGTAATAGACGTTCTTTCACTTGTTGTGCGCCGTGATGGAACCGATTATGCACTAGACCGTATTGGTCGTGATGCATATTTAAATATTCCTACAAAAACCACTCAAGGACGCCCAACTCAATATTTTGTAGATCGTCAAATCACGCCTGTGTTAAAAATGTGGCCTTTGCCAGACAATAGTACAGATGTTGTGCTGTATGATGCCTTAACGCGACTTGATGACGCAGATACATATACCAACACTCTTGGCGTTCCGTTTCGATTTTACCCCGCACTTGCCGCAGGTTTGGCTTACTATATAAGCGTAAAACGTGCGCCTGACCGTATGCAAATGC